GTGCCGGTGGGCGGCGTGGCGGGCGGAGGCGTCGAGGTGACCGGCGGGACGGTGGTGGGCGGCGGGACGGTCGTGTCGGGTGGCGTCGTGCAGCCGGTCCCGTTCTCGATCCACGGTCCGCCGATGCGCCCCTGAGCCTGCCCGTTGCCGGTGAACACCGCCTTCACGTCCAGCTGGCCTGCCCGGCACGGCGCGGAGTCGGTGAGCACGATGTTGACCTGGCCGGGCGCCATGACGCCCTGGGCCGCGTCGCTGCTCCCGCCGGCGCCGGAGATGCCCTCGTGGTGCACGATCCGCACCGGGGTGGGCACCTGGCGGGGAGCGGCCAGGTGGATGAGGACCGACACCGTCGACCCGTTGGCCGACACGACCGCCGAGAAGGTGGACCCGTCGATCACCTTCGGCGGCAGGCCGCACGTGTAGGGGACGGGCTGGGGGGCTGCGCTCTGCCCGCCGCAGTTCGACAGGGCGTGGGCCTGGGACGACTCGCAGGCCCCCCAGCCGACCGCGAGGAGGGCGAGGGCCGGGACGGCGTGACGGGTTCTCATAGCTGGCCTTTCGTGGCTTCGTGGCTTCGGAGGTGGGTGATGGCGGTCAGCGGGTCGTCGAAGGTGACGCCGCACTCGATGCAGCGGCAGGAGAAACCGGCCAGGTCGATGTCGCGCTCCTGGTAGTGGCGCAGCTCGACCGCGTAGGAGTCCCGGGCCTGCTCGGCGGCATGGAGCCGCTGGCGCAGGTCGACGATCACCTCGGCGACGATCCCGGCGACCTGGCCGACGGCGACCCCGGCGCAGATGGCGAGCGGGTTCATCCGAGCCACCCGGCCCAGATCGGGGACTGGGCGAACATCCAGGCCCACGCGACGGCGATGACCACCTTGGTGGAGCGGGGGGCGAAGGTGCGCAGCACGGCGACGTCGAGGACGATGACCACCAGGAGGAGGGCGACGGAGGCGCCGCCGATGGCCCAGGCCCAGACCATGAGGTTGTCTGGGGTGATCACGCCGCGCTCCCGGACTCGATCAGGTCGTCGACGTCCTCACGGCGGAAGCGGTACTCGCCGCTCGGGAGCTTGACGGCGGGGATCTTCCCCTCCCGGGCCCAGCGGCGAACCGTCCGGGGCTCGACACGGAGAAGGTCAGCGACTTCCTGCTGTACGAGGAGTGCCGGTGCGTCCTGCATGGGACGCATAGTACGTCAGTGGACAGATACGGTCAACTGCTACCCGTCGGCAACATGACAGGTAGTGACAGAGAGTGACGATCTGTCCTATGGTGGACGCATGAGCACGGTGATGACGACGGTGGAGCACAGCGAGCCGGCATGGACGCTGGGCGAGAAGATCGCCAAGGCGCGCAAGCTGGCCGGGCTCAGCCAGATCGGGCTGGCCAGCGCTGTCGGGGTGTCGGCGTCCCTGGTCAGCAAGTGGGAGAGCGACACCCGTGAGCCCCGGCTCTCCCAGATCAGGACCATCGAGGCGGTGTGCCCCGTCCCCCCGGACTGGCTCGTCAGAAGTAGATGCTCTGTGCCCAAAAGGCTGATCAGGCACATGCCGCGTAGCGCCAAGCGCACCGCCCTGCGTGGCCTGAGCGCCACGGCGTGAAGCCTGAGCGGCCGGCCGCTCAGGCGGGTCGATGCGGGAAGGCGGTCTCCCCTGGTGGACAGGGTTTCGACATGGTCCAGTTGCTGGTCATGGGGCTGGACGTGGTGCTGGAGGGCTTCCGGGTGGCCCAGGAGCGCCGAGGGCTGCTCCCCACGACCATCGAGGCCCGGGAGGTGCAGCTGCGGTGCTGGGCCGCCTGGCTGGCCCCTGGGAGCATCGTGGAGGCCGCCAGCGACGAGCTCGAGGCCTTCCTCGACGACCGGGGCCTGGCGGCCAAGACCCGCTACGGCTGGCTGTCGAACCTCCACGCCTTCTACGGCTGGGCCCAGCGGCTGGAGCCGGCCATCGTCGACCCGACAGCGGCGCTGGACCGGCCACGACTGCGCCAGGGCCTGCCGCGGCCGATGACCGACTCGGACCTCGAGCGGGCGCTGGGCGCCGGCGGGCCGGTGCAGCGAGCCGCGGTGATGCTGGGCGCCTACACCGGGCTGCGCTGCGCGGAGATCGCCTGGCTGGAGCGGGACTGGCTGGACGAGGACCGGGAGGTGGTGCGGGTCTTCGGGAAGGGGGCCAAGACCAGGGTGGTGGCGCTGCACCCGGCGGCGCGCGAGGCGCTGGTGGTGATGGGGATGCCCCGTGCTGGGCGGGTGTTCCGCCGGCCGTCGGGTGGGCCGTTCACCCCGGAGCAGCTGTCACGCTGGATGAACGTCTGGCTGCACTCCATCGGGGTCTCGGCCACCATGCACCAGCTGCGCCACTGGTTCGCCACCGAGGCCTACCGGGCCAGCAAGGACCTGCGCGCCGTGCAGGAGCTGCTCGGACACTCCACGCCGACGGTGACCGCGGTCTACACCAAGCTGGACGGCGAGGGCGGCCGGGCCGCGGTGCGGGGGCTGCCGTTGGTGGTGGGGGCCTCAGCGCCCGAGCAGGTCCTGCACCAGCCAGAACCGGCCATCACGGACGGTGACCCCCACTCCGGCCTCGGAGTAGGCGGGGTTGACCATGTTGGCCCGGTGGCCGGGCGAGCCTTCGAGCTGAGCCTGGGCGGCGGCCAGTGACTCCGACACCGCCACGTTCTCACCGATGGCCTGCCATCCCGGCGCCAGCCCGTCGGGCAGGGTGGAGTGCGAGAGGCGCCCCTCGTCGGCCATGTGCGCCGACCAGTCCTGAGCCTTCACCATGAGCTCGGCCGTGGGGACCAGGTCAGGGCCGCGGAAGGTGTTGAGCCTGGAGAAGGCCTCCAGCTGGTTGTTGGAGACGGTGCCCGGCGCCGGCGGGGTGGAGCAGGAGCCGATGCGCCCGAGCAGGAGGGCGGCGACGAGGGCGATGGAGATGACCGACACCCGCCGCCGGGACAGCCACTTCTCGTCGATCGGCTTCGACGGCGGGAGCTTGACCAGCCGGAAGCCGACCGAGCCGCGCTCGGGGTCGTTCACATCCATGACCACTCATGGTGGTCGGGTGTCGTGGACCTCGATCCAGTGGACAGGGACGCCGAGCGCCGCGGCGAGGCGCGCTCGTAGCGCCGGGTTGCGCTTGGCGCGACGCTGCCCGGAGAGCAGCATCGAGACGTATCCTCTGCTCGTGTGGGACCGCTCGGCCAGCTGGGCGGCGTTGAGGCCGGACCGGTCGAGGGCGAGGTGCAAAGCATGACGGTCGACACCAGGCATGATGCCGGAATGTTCACACATCGACGCCGGAAAGTGGCGCATGGTCTGGTTCTGGCGTTCGCATGTGTGAACATCATGAGCCTGGCCGTGGCTTGCGGGTCGAACGTGAAGACGTCCCCGTCGACGCGGCAGGCGTGCCTCAAGACCCAGCTCCTGCTCGACGACCTCGACACCCTGGACAACGTCGAGATCAGGGGGCGGATCAAGGCGATCAACGACTCGGCGGAAGCCTCGGAGATCACTGTGATCAGGGAAGGGGCGAGGGCGCTGCTGGTCGCCGCCACGCAGGACTCGGATCCTCTGCCGCCCATGAAGCGGCTCATCGCCGGCTGCCAGAGCGTCGGCTAGGACACCTGGGCGACGATGGGCATGGTGAACTGCAGCTTGCGCTGCTTGGTGCCGATGGTGGCCGACAGCTCCATCAGGTAGTCCCCGCCCTGGGTCAGCAGGCCCAGATCGCCGGCCAGCCAGGCGATCGTGGCTGAGGCGACCGTCTTCGACCCGACCGCTCCGGTGACGCCGGTCGACTTGGCGAACATGAGCTGCCCCCACGGCGCCCGGCACTCCACCAGCCAGACCGATGCGCTGGACAGGTCGAGGTAGACGCCGTCCTCTTGCCAGAAGATGCCGGTGTCGGGCAGGAGCGCGCCGGCGATCCGTTCGTCGGTGCGGGGCGGCTCGTTGAAGCAGGTGGAGGTCATGGCGAGGTCAGCTCCTGGCTAGGACTAGCAGGCTGGTGTCGACATCCAGGCCGGCTTCGGTGGTGACGGTGAGGCGGGCCACGATGGCCTCGAGGCGGGCCGAGGTGCGCACGAGCAGCCGAGCGGAGGTGGCCACCTCGAGACGCTCGGCTGCGTTGGGGTCAGCGACGACCGGGTTGGCGACGACCCCTGTGGCGGTGGCGGTGTCGTTTGCTTCGGTGCGGGTGAGGGTGCCGGTGACGGGATTGGCCGCCACGCCGGCCGCTGCAAGGACATCATTGGCTTCTGTGCGGGCCAGGGAGCCGCTGACCGGGTTGGCTGCGGCCCCGGTTGCGGTGGCGGTGTCCGAGGCCTCTGTGCGGGACAGGGCGCCGGCGATGAGGACGGTGACGGTTCCGCTGGCGCCAGTGGTGTCGTTTGCCTCCGTCTGGGCAATGGTGCCGGTGACCCCGGAGACCGAGGTGCCCGACGCGACGCACGTGTCGTTCGCCTCCGTTCGGGCAAGGGTCCCGGTGACCGGGTTGGCGACCAGGCCGGCCACTGCGGCGGTGTCGTTCGTCTCGGTCTGGGCCAGGCTGCCGGTGAACGACTCGACGCCTGTCGCGGTCGCCGTGTCGTTGGCCTCTGTCCGAGCGACCGTGCCGGTGATCGGATTGGCCACGACACCAGTGGCCGCGGCGGTGTCGTTGGCCTCCGTCTGGGCCAGCGCGCCGGTGATCCCGGTGATGGAGCTCCCGGAGGCGACGCAGGTGTCATTGCCCTCGGTGCTTGCGACGGTGCCGGTGAAGGACTCGACCCCGACCGCTGCGGCCGTGTCGTTGCCTTCCGTCCGGGCCAGGGTGCCGGTGATCGGGTTTGCCACCGTCCCCGCTGCCACCACCGTGTCATTGCCCTCGGTCTGAGCAAGCGCGCCGGTGAAGGTCTCGACTCCAGCCGCTGCAGAGGTGTCGTTGCCTTCGGTGCGGGCCAGCGTCCCAGTGACCGGGTTGGCCACCGCCCCTGCTGCGCCGGCCGTGTCGTTCGCCTCGGTCCGGGCGAGGGTGCCGGTGAACGTCTCGGTTCCGGTCGCCGCCGAGGTGTCGTTGGCTTCCGTCCTGGCGAGCGTCCCGGTGACCGCCGGCGGGCCGGTGGCCTCGGCGATCTCCACCGCAATACCCTGGTGACGGACATTGGAAGACCACGTCGCAGATGCCGTCGTCTCGAAGGCGTCGGTCCGATGCTGAAACTCGTAGCCCATGTTCGGGGCCGAACCATTGAAGTCAGCCAGCTCAGTCCAACTAGCCCGAGGCGTTGTCACCTCGTTGGCCCTATGGGCTATGAAGAAGCTGGCCCTCGAGGTGGACGCAACCGGGGATGCCAGCGTCACCGTCTCGGACGTAGCCGATCCCGTATCGCCCGGGCCTCCAGCTACCACCATCTGCGGCATCGGAGTCGTCAGGTTCGCCCCGACATCACCCATCACCACCCAGCACAACCCGATGGCCGCAGCCCCACAGGTCAGCGTCAACACCCCGGGCGTAGGCGCAGAACCCCCTGTGATAGCCGTGGACAGGCCCATGGCCCGCCCACCGTCACTCAGGTACTGCTTCTTGGTCCAGGTCAGCCCCAGCCCGGTGACGGTGACATCAGGGCCGGTGCTGCTGCCAGCCGATGACCAGTAAACCCGGATGTGGGTGTTGGCCGCCGGGGAGATCGACGCCGTCGTGTAGACGGTGAGGTCGGTGTGGTCCAGGTTGGCGGTGAGGACCGACGAGACGAGGGCCATGGTCTAGCCCTCCTGGCGGCTCAGGGGTTCCCGGTGGTGATCACGAACGACGTGACCGCGACGTTGGCCCCGGTCACGATGCTGGTGGTGTTGAGGTTCAGGTCCGCGCCGGAGGTGCCCACGGTGCCGTCCATCACGATCGTGGTGCCGTCCGTCTTGAACAGCCGGAACCAGGTGGCGGTGCCGGTGGCGTCGGCGGAGGCGTCCGCGGTGATGGCGTTCAGGGTGAGCACGCCCCCGGACGCGGCCGGGGCGAAGGTGGCGTTGCAGACGAGCTGCGCCAGCTGGGTGGTGGCAGTGCCGCCGGTCGCCGGCTGGGCGCCGGAGTAGATGCTCAGCTTGGCGGTGGTGCCGGCGAAGGTGGTGATGGCGTCGAGGCGGGCGTTGCGCAGGGCGGTGATGTAGCCGAGGGCCATCAGTTGTCCTCGGACTCAGTCTCGTCGGGATCCACGTCCGCGTCCTCGTCGGGCTCAGGGTTGGTCACGATGCCGACGGCTTCGATGGTGAGGTCCTCGGGGTCGGTCACGGGTGCCCCTTTCGTGGGGTCAGACATGGCGGATGAGCCAGATGACGCCGAGGACCAGGAATGGCGATGACCAGCAGGCCGACGATCCCCCCGGCGTAGACGACGTCGGCGAGCATCAGCCCGCGGCGGGCTTGTTGGGGACGAGGTAGACGAGGACGGCGGAGAGGAACGCGCCGGCGATCAGCTTCTTCTCATCGTCGGTGACCTCGCCGTCGGTGATGACGGTCGAGACGGTCGTGAGGACCGCGATGGCGACTGCCACGATCGCCTTGAGGTAGGGCTTCAACATGGGCGAAAGACCTCCTGGGTCCCCACCATCGTCGTGGTGCTGCGTTGACCTGGTCAGGGAAGAGCCAGCCAGGCGTCCTCGCAGGCAGCTCGAGCGACCCGCTCGGTGAGCATCGCCATGATCTCGGCGTCCAGGTTGAGGCGGGTCGCTCGCAGCTGGGTGTAGACCGAGGTGCGGACGGCTTCGCGGGTGGGGGCGCTGACCACGGTCGTGCAGACGAGGCGGGCGAGCTGGTTGAGGGCGACGAGCGTCCGGGTGGGGGCGACGGTCACCCGTTCGGCCTCGGAGATGACCCCGTCGTTGTGCTCGGCGGAGAGTGGCACGGTCGTCGTGGTCGTCGTGGCGAGGCTCGTGCTCGTCGTCGTCGTTGGGTCGGTGGAGCCGTGCTCGGCTGACATCAGCAACATGGCCACCAGGGCGACCAGCAGGACGGCGGAGACGGCGAGGGCTGCCACCCGGTAGATCTGCACGCACTCACACCGTCGAGGCTCGGTCATCGCTCTGCTTCTGGAGCTGAGCGTCGACGAGGCGCTGCTGTTCGGTCCGCTCCGCGAGCGCCTGCTCCAGCGCCGCGACCTTGGCTTCGGTGACGAGGAGCAGGTCCTTGGAGTCCTGGGGAGCTGATTCGAGCTCGGCGTTGCGGCGCAAGGCGAGGAGGAGGAGGTGCTTACCATCGAGGTCGGCTTGCATCGACGCGGTGAGGGTCGAGTTGACCAGGCTGTGGATGATCCTCTGGCCGTCGTCGATCACCTTGAGCTGATCGGTGACGGTCCGGGTGTTGGCGGCGAGGACAGCGGCGGCGGCGGCCTGCTGTCTGGCGAGGAGGGCTTGAGATTCGAGGAGCCTGGCGGCGGCCGTCTCGGCCCGTTCGGCGACGAGATCCTGCCGGTCCCAGTCCTGCTGCTTCTCGGCGCGGCGATCCTCGGCTTCCTGGGCGCGTGCCGCCTGGGCGTCGACCTTCTCCTTGGCGGCTTGCATGGTTGCCCGTTCGATGGCTTGAGCCTGGGTTTGGCCTTTCACCCAGCCCATGACGAGCGGGGCCAGGATCGACACGATGACCGCGACGATGATGGCGCCGAGCACACCGGGATCGGCGATCATCGCCAGCGGCTCTCGTCGGTCGGGTTCCACCAGCGGGCCCCCGACTGGATCCAGGCGCACAGGCGATGCCACAGGCTCCAGACCATCAGGCGGCCCAGGGGCAGGGGTAGCCGAACAGGCAGGTGTGGGCGGCGTCGACCGGGGCGGGATGCTGCCCCCAGTCGGGTCGCACGATGTCGTTCTGGTCGTACAGGCCGGGCGCGAACTGCGGGTAGCTCTTCTCGGCCCGCTGGACGATGTGGGCGTTGGGCGACACGCCGGGCACCGGGCCCCACGAGGTGGCCGCCGTCTGCCACCCGACCCGCACCAGCCCTCGGGCCAGGCACTCGTCGATGATGTGACGGGCCCCGTAGATGCCCTGGGGGCCGCAGCCGCCACCGTCGTTGAAGCCGCGCATGTACTCGAGGGCGCCGGGGGCCTGGGCCATCGTGTAGCCGACGTCGAGCGACTGGATGATCGGCCGCTCGTCGGGGTGGCCGAGCGCGCGGGCCTGACGGCGCGCTTCGGCACCATGCTGCACGCCGAGGATGAACCCGCCGAGCGCTGAGCCCTTCTGGTACTCCCAGTTGAGCACGATCGACAGGCCGGCCGCGAGGATGCGGTCGTACTCGGCGCGGTGGATCACCTTCCAGTCCTGGTCGGGGAGCGACAGGTAGCGGGACACGCCAACGATCCCGGCCTGACGCATCTGGAGGTGCTGGGCGTCGGTCGGTCGCCAGCCGGAGTAGTCGAGCACCCGCGGTGGGGCGGCGGTGGTCGCCTGGACGACCCCGAGCTGGTAGCCGATCCGGCGTAGGCGGCCGGCCATCAGGCGGCTAGGCGGGCTGCCATCGCGTCGAGGGTGGCCTTGGCGATGGCTTCGGCGTCGACCGTGACGGTGGCGTCGGCGAGCGCTTCACCGATGGCGGCTACCAGAGCGGTCCGCAGGGCGTCGAGGCCGAAGCTGGTTTCGAGCTCGGCGCGCACGCCGGCCTTGATGGTGTCGACCATCTGCTGACCGAACGCGACGCCGCGGATGTCGACGAAGTAGGCGTCAAACAGGGTCTTGAACTTGGTATCAAGATAGGTCTTGTCTTCCGGGGTCATGAAGTCATCTCCTGGGGGTGGTGGGGGGACGGCGACGTCGGAGCGGAAGGCGGCCATGTCCCAACGGCCTCCGCCAGGGGACCAGCGCGACGGCCCCGAAGGGTCGTTCTTGCGGGCCGGCGCCCACTCGAAGTGGGAGATGACCGAGCCCGGACCGAAGCCGAAGCGGGCGCCGTAGACGGCGACGAGGGTGCGGCAGAGCCACAGGATCGTGTTCTGCTGGGGCGCCGGGTACGGCTCGCCGACCCCGTTGTTACCCATCTCGATGCCGATGAGCTGGAAGTTGCCCTGGTTGAGGGGGACGCCGGCGATGGGACCGCCCAAGCCTTGGGTGTTGGTGGCGCCGGCCGCCATGATCCACACCTCGCCCTTGCGGCCGACGTGGAGGGCGGCGTTGGGCCGGTCGGCGTCGACGAAGCACTGGAAGTTGACCGAGGCGGTGTCGGAGCTGCCACCGGCGTCGTGGTGGATGACGACCCCGCGGACAGCGTCGTAGCCGCCGTGGCTGTTGGAGCGGTTCTCCCAGCCGCCCACCAGGTTGATCGGTCCTGGCGGTCCGGCGGCACGCAGCACCTGCTCAAGGTCTCGAATCCACCACGCACCCACGCCCCCGATGGTGGGGTTTCGCCGTTGACCTGCTCAGACGACGTCGATGGGCATGACCATCAGCCAGGAGTCGGCGACGACCGGGTGCTCGGCGCCGAAGGTGGCGTCGTCCAGGTCGACCATCACCCACATGGCGAAGCTGTGCTCCCCGCGGGTGAGGCCGGTGACCTGGAACGAGAACTGCTGGTTCCAACGCGATGCGTTGCCGACGTTGCGGAACAGACGGTAGGCGAAGGTGCCGACGTCGTCGGGGTGGCCGCCGTCGATGCCGATGCCGAAGCGGCCACCGGCGGAGAGCAGCGCCGTGGGTCCGGTGCCGAACCGGTCGACGGTCACGCCGGTGGTGACGATGACCTGGGTGCCGGTTCGTGTCGTGAGGGTTGGCAGGTTCACCGCCGTAGGGTCCGGGTCGGACGGGATCGGGACTCCATCGTCGACCCATGTGGCCCAGGTCTGCACGACCATGGAGCGGTCCTGTGAGGCGAAGCCGATGGAGGCCAGGCCGAACCGTGGGGCCGTCTCCAGGTTGCGGATGCGACGGTCGATGTCAGCAGCTGCGTCGGCGAGGGTGGAGCGCTGCGCCACGAAGGGCATCAGACGACGTCCAGCGGGGTGACCATGATCCAGGCGTCGTCGAACACCGGGTCGACGCTTCCCGCCCCGTCGTAGGTGGCCCAGCACCAGACCTGGAACGTGTGCACGCCCGGCTCGAGCGCCTCGCCCCAGCCGGGCGCGGTGCCGCCGAAGGTGACGGCGAAGGCCATCGGGAGGTACAGGTTGTTGCTGTCGAAGTAGAACTGCCGCAGGTTCTGGGTGAAGGTGGGCGTGTCGTCGGGGTTGAGTCCGTCGAGCCCGAACCCGAACAGCCCCTGCTTGGCCTTGAACGTCGACGCGGAGCCGAACTGAGTGGCCAGGACCCCCACCTGGATGATGCAGCGCCTGCCGGTGACGAGGGTGATCGACGGGAACGTGGTGACGCCGTCGGTCTTGAACCAGGCGTCGTAGGTGGGGACGGCGATGCCGTCGTTCTGGAAGGCGAAGGCGATGCGGCTGAGCCCGTTGCGAGCGGTGGCTTCCAGGTTGCGCAGCCGCCGGTCCATGTCGGCCAGGTCACCGGCCAGGGTGGAGCGCTGCGGGACGTGGGGCATCAGATCTCCGCGAAGGTGAGCGTGGCGGTGTCGCCTGCTTCGCCGGGGCGGATCGTGGCGGCCACGATGCGGCGCACCACGTCGAGACCGGCGGAGCCATCGGCCTGCGCGGGGAACAGGTCGTCGTCCTCGATGCGGATGCGGGCCTGGTCACCGACGATCCACGACCCGACGGAGGGTTCTGCGCCGGCCTGCACGGTGACGGTGGGGGCGACGGTGGGCAGGCCGTAGGCGTCCACCTCGGCCTGGGCGTGGCCGGCCAGGGTGGAGGCCACGGAGACGTCCTTGAGGGAGAGCACGGAGCTGAGGCGGGGGTAGCCGAGGTCGATCAGGTCGGTGCGGGCAGCGACGGTGGTGAGCATGTCGATGCCGTCGCCGGCGCCCAACGCGATGACCCGGTTCGCGGTGCGGGCCCCGTCTTCGGGCCAGTCGTAGGTGAGGATGTTGCGACCGGTCTCGAACACGTGGCCGGTGTCGGCCAGCGCGCGGCCACGGCTCGGGTAGTGCAGCGACAGGGTCTTGGTGGGGAAGCCGGAGGAGTACCCGACGTCGACCGCGAAGTCGAAGCCGTCCGCCACCGCAGCCAGCTGCGAGATGGCTTCGCCCAGGTTCTTGGCTTCGTAGCCGTAGTAGGTGCGGTCCCTGGTGACCCCGGAGTCACCTGCGGTGACGGCCAGCGCGATGTTGCCGCCGCCCTGGGCCTGGAGCCAGTCGACCAGCGCGCGCACGATGTCGAACTGGTCGTCGACCCCAACGGTGAAGGTGAAGGTGGTCTCGATGGTCTGACGGTTGAGGAACGAGAAGAAGTCGGCGCCGGCAAGGGTGATGGTGCCGTTCTCCGAGGATCGGCCCCGGCCGATGATCCACCCGCCCCACACCAGCACGCCGTCACGCTCGACGTAGAGGGCGGTCTGCAGGGGCTCGGTGGCGCCAAGGTAGATGCGGTTGAGGCTGACCCCGCTCCGGGTGCGGAACCCGGTGGGCATGGTGGCCGAGAAGGCGCCGGCTCCGTTGAGGCGCAGCTCGAAGGACACGTCACGCAGTGGCAGCTCCTCGAGCAGGATGCCGGTGAGCAGGTCGTAGGCCAGATACCGATAGACCGGGACGGGCATCAGACCCCGATGTCTTCGACCAGGATGTACGCGGGGTAGATCACGTCGGCGAGAATCGACATGGTCGCGATGGAGGCCCCCCGCAGCTTGTAGGTGACCGATCCGGCACCCGGCACCAGGATCACCGCTGGCTGGTGGACGTTGAACCCGTTGAGGGTTCCTACAAGGCTGGAGATCTGGATCTTGACGTTGGCCCCGGTGGTGATGTAGATCTCCTGGGTGTCGGACGCGGTGGTGAGCTGCTGGGTTCGCATGTAGCCGCTGATCCTGTAGCGGCGGCCGGCGAGCGCGGTGAAGGTGATGGTGAGGCCGGTGATGTCGACCTCAGTGCTGATCCCGGTCTGGTTGGCCACGACCTGGGCGTAGCGACCCTGTGCCCCGGCGGCCACGTTGTCGGGCGGCAGGAAGTTCGCTCCATCATGGGTGAGGGCCTGGTCGGTGTCGGTCTCGTAGATCTCCAGACCGTCGAAGAGCGCGGCGCCGGTCGGTCGCGTGGTCGAGGTGACGATCGCCCGCCCACCGACCGTGTAGGCCCGTCTGCGGAGGTCGGTGATGTTGCCTGTGACGATCGAGGTCACGCTGGTGCCGACGCGGACGCGGGCCAGCGCGATGCAGTTGACCGGCAAGGTCGGGTCGGCCGGAACCGCGGCGGGGGTTCCGGCGACCACGAAGAGCCGGGCGTCGTTGCTGGCGCCCGAGTAGCCGCCGCCGGCGTCACGCACCTGGGCCACGATGATGTCGTCACGCGGGTTGGAGCCGTTGGCGGTGCCGATGGCCAGGTTCACGGTGGCGTCGTTATGGAAGGCGTAGATGCCCTGGTCGGCCGCTTCGGAGCCTCGCACGAAGGCCAGGCCGGACGAGACGTTGACGGTCATGTTGGGCGTCCCGTTGGCCGTCACCACCAAGTCGGCGGCTCCGGCGACACCGTTGCCGCCGCCACCGGTGGTCACCACCGCGGTCGGGGTGTGCGACGCGACGGGTGAGCCGAAGAGCGCCTGGACGAGGTGGCGGAACACCTTGGCCGGGTGGGCGTCGGACTGGAGGACGAACGGGGGGTCTTCGACGGTCATGGTCGCTCCTAGATGTAGGCGGCTCGATAGGCGAGCGAGAGGGTTCCGGTGCCGGACGAGGTGCGGAAGGCCAGGAGGTTGGCGCCGGGCGTGAGGTCGAACCACCTGCTGGTCGACGAGAGGAACGAGTAGCGCGACGTCGTGCCGTTGAGCAGGATGGTGCGGGCGTCGGAGTCGACCACCAGCGTCTCACCGGCGTTGACAGTGCCGACCAGGGCGATCTGGCGGCCTTGGCCGACATGCTCGAAGATCGGGTTGGTGAGAGGTCCGGTCATCGTCGCCACCCAGGGGACCGGGATGGTGCCGGCGACGGTGGCGGTGGCGGTGCCACCGGAGACCGCGCCGCCGAAGGTGAAGTCGGCGGTGGCGTTGAACGTGAGCCCGCCGCCACCGCCGGCAAGGCTGATCGGAAGGGTCTGCGCAGCAGCGATGTACAGCCTCGGGTCCATCGCCTTGAACGTGCAGCGGGCCCTGATCACGCCTCCTCGGACCTGCTTGTCGAGCGCCACCTCGACGCCGCGGGGCCGGCCGTAGAGCCGGTAGGCGACGGCGCCGGTCACCTCGATGTCGAGGGTGGTGTCGGCGTCGACGGCGCTGAACGCCACGGTGAGCTGGTGCAGCGCCGTCTCGGCGTCTTCTTCGATGGCTGCGTTGACGTGGACCTCGAGCACGACGGTGCGAGCGGCCAGGAGGTCCTGGCCGGCGACCTCGCCGTGACGGGCGGGGCGGTAGTAGTCGACGGTGCGGATCTCCGGCACCCCGAACAGGTCCGGCATGATGGCCCACGGGTAGGTGGTGCCCTTGCCGACGACCAGGCCGGTGGTGCCGATGGTGGCGGTCCAGGCGCTCATGCCGAGTTCCTGGCCTTCCACCAGTAGCGGTCGATGGCGTCGGTGACATCGGCGGCCTGGCCCCGGTCACCGACGTTGAGCACGCCGATCGACAGACCGCCCTGGGTCCCTGCGCCCTGGCGGGCCGTCTCGCCGGCGTTGGTCACCGAGCCCCGCCCGTGGGCGTCGATGGAGAGGATCTCCGGTCCGGCTTCGCCGACCATGTAGGTGCCGGGGTTGACCGGTCCACCAGTGGCCAGCTTCTGATAACCAACAGTGTTGACGGTGATCGTCGAGGTTCGGTTGCGGGCCAGGGAAGCGAGCCGCTCCTCGACATATGGGACGTTCTGGTCGGCGGCCCTGATCGTCGCCGCTCGGGCTGCGGCCACGTTCTCCAACGCTGTCCGGGCCTCGGCCAGCTTGCCCTGGTCGATGAGCGCCAGGATGTCCGAGGTCTTCTTCGGGGGGATGTTCCCCACCTCGGCGGCGTAGTCGATGACCTTCTGCTTGAGGTCGATGACCGCCTTCTGGCTGTCGCGCACGGCCTGCTTCGCGTCGTCGGCCCCGGCGGCGGTCTTGTCCCAAGCCTCCTTCGCCCTCCGGCCCACCTCGTCGAACTGGTCCTGGAGGTTGAGGATCGCCTCGTCTCCGGCCAGGTTGCCCTTGAGCGCGTCGTAGGCGGCCGAGATCACATCCATGGCGTCCGCGCCCGCCTCGCCGGCCGGTGGGAACTGGTCGGACCAGCGCTGGACGGCGCCGACCGCCTCGGAGAACACGTTGCGGTGGATGTCGCCGAAGCCCTTGGCCTTGTCGCCACCCATGCCGATGATGTCGAGATAGTCCTTCCATGCGTGCTTGGCCCGCTCCACCGGGTCGAGGACCTCCCGCGCCGAGCGGACCACCGTGTCCAGGAACCCGCCCGTGCTGGCGTTCACCTGCTTGCCCAGGTCGATGAACCCGGTCAGGGAGTTGGTGGCGTCGGAGATGGCGGGCACCAACGCCTCGCCGAAGGCGATCTGCAGGTCCTTGACCGCGTCGCCCAGGTTGTCCATGGCGGCCTGGTAGTCGCGGGCCTTGCGCACCTCGGCCTCGTCGATGATCTGGGCGTCGGAAACCTCGGACAGCTTCTTGGTCAAGGTGTCGGCGTCGGTGGAGATGATGTCGGACACCTCGGCGAAGCCGCGGCCGAACAGCTTGGCCGACTCGTTGGCCCGCTCGATCGGGTCCTTGATCCCCTGTACGTGCTTGATCACGTTGAGGAAGGTGGCTCCCAGGTCGATCGAGCCGTCCTTCGCGGTGACGACCAGGTCACCGAAGGCCTTGCGGTTGGTGTCGATGGCCCGCTCCATCTTCCCGAAGGCGGTCTGGATGGTGCCGGCCGAAACGCCCACGTCGTCGGCCACCGCGATCCACTTCGAGCTCAGGTCGAGGGAGAGGCCGGTGGCGTCACGAAACTTGTCGGCGGCCAGGGCGGTCTTCTCGAACTCGCCGATCGACTTCAGCGCGAAGACGCCGATGGCCGCTCCGGCCGCCAGCGCGGCGCCGGGCAGGGCGGTGGCGATCATCGAGCCGGCCTTGGCCCCCGACAGGCCCACCTTGTCCAGCGCCCCGGTGAGCATCGGAGACTTGGCCGCGGCCTTCTCGAAGGCATCACCGAAGCGGGCCGACAGCCCGCTGGCCTTGGTGCCCAGGTCGTCGATGCCCTTCCCGGCCTTGTCGGTCTTGGCGGTGACCTCGACGTAGGCGTCGGCGATCTTCATCAGCCGACCTCGGCGTCCATGTCGGCCAGCAGCTCCAGGTTCATGGACCGGCGCTCCTCGATGGCGGCCGGGTCACCGAGGAGGGCGTTGACCCGCACCTTTCCCTCCTCGGTGAGCAGGCTCACGAGGCGGTAGTAGATGAACGGGAAGGCGCGCCGGGCTGGCATCAGCTCGAGCGGCTCTTGCCAGCCGTACGCTTCTTGGAGGTGGGACCAGTTGTGGACCGCCCAGATGCAGAGCTGCCGGGCGGCTTCGTAGGGTTTCCCGTGATCTGCTCGACCAGCCAGTCGCCCAGCTCGACGACGATCCCGCCCTGCGTCGCCGGGATGGCGCGCAGGGCGGTGCGGAACCGTGGCCGGTCCTCGTCGGGGAGCATCCGCTCGATGAAGTGCGCGAGGGCGAACACCGCCTCACCGTTGGTGGTGGGGGTGATCTCCGGAGCGTCGTGCAGGTCGAGGGCGTCGCCCAGCGACGGCTCGGGGAGGGCGACGAACTTCTCGTCGCCGATGGTGAAGGTGACCGTCTCGCGGCGCGCCAAGGGGTAGCCACGCAGCGCCGCGTCGGCGTCGAAGTGCGCCATGGCGGCGCTACGCGATCTGGCCGGCGGCGTTCGGGTAGACGATGACCGGCTTCGCGGTCGACGGCTTCTCGACGTTGAAGGTGACGGGGATCGCCGACTTGGCCGGCGCCTTGCGCACCGTCAGCGCAATGGTGCCCGACGGGGTGCACTGGCGGAACACCCAGCGCCGGTTGAGCGAGCCGGGGACGTCGAGCTTGTCCCACACGAACATGACCGCCACGATGGCGTCGGGGTCGGGGAACTCGAACGCCGTGCCGGTGTCGGTGGTCGCCGCGCCTGCGCCGAGGGCGAGGGCCAGGTGGGAGACGGTGGCCTCGACCATGGTGAACACCACCCGCGATGCCCGCTTGGTCATCACGTAGCGGATCGGGTCGAGCTCCTCGGCGACCTCGATCGCCTCCGAGGTGAGCTCGGTCTCGATCGCGGTGCCCTCCTCGGTGTAGCCGACGACCTTCCACGCCGACGGCAGGGCCGCCGATGCGCTGGTCGGCTCGGCGGTGCCGAGAGGTGCGTAGTAGAGCCGGCCCGGTCCGAGCTGGACGTTGCCGGCTACGCCTCCTGCTGCCATCTGTGGCCTTCTTCCTGCCGCTCTAGGCGGCCATCGCGGTCACCTCTGCGGTCACCGAGTACCTGGGTCTGGCGTTGTCTGCGTCCGGGAGCCAGACGACGCCGACGACCTCTGCTCCGAAGGCGTCGACACCGGTGGCCAGGGTGGTCCGGCCGCGGATCTCCTCCAAGCGTGACCGCACGGCGTTGAGCACCTCGGTGGCGCCGGCCTTGTCCCGCAGCCGGCCCCAGACGCTCACATCGATCAGGGCGAGATCCAGAGGCGCCTCGCTCGGGTCCTGGCCGCCGCCCACCCGGGCGACGGTGACGAGGGGGAAGGTGGCGTCGGTGGCCCCTTCCGGGATGCCGAAGAACACCCGGCCGGCGACCAGCGCCGTGATGGCGGTGTCGGCGCGCAGCCAGTCCCGCACACCGCCCTCGACATCGGGCCAGGCGCTCACGGCCCGCTACCGCCGGCGGCCGAGAGGGCGGGGCGCAGGAACGGGTAGGCGGGAGCGCGGGAGGTGCCCATCTCGACGTAGGGGGCGTAGTGGACGTTGGTCCCGATGCGCGCCACCAGCGTCTTGCCGTTGCGGCCGAGCTCGAAGGTGATCGACGAGCGCAGCCGACCGGTGACCACCCGGGGCCCAGGACGCCCGGAGGCGTTGCGCTTCGCCGCTGAGGTGACCCTGATGGCGATGCGGGCCAGCTCCTTACCGGTCGGGCCCTCGGGCGAGGCGAACAGCTCGTCGAGGGCGGCCTGGTCGAACACGACGTAGGCGTCAGCCATCGGCCCCGCCCTTCACGGCGCGCAGCCCGACCGCCTGGTGGTCGAGACCGAGGCCCTGGCGCTGGCGGACCCACACGACGGACCAGCACTCCCCGGTGCCGTCGTCGGTGACCAGATCCCGGTGGGTCAGACAGGGAGAAGGGTCGAGGCGCAGGACTGCGTCCACGACCTCCTTAGAACCCCCCACGATCGTCTCAGAGCCATGGGGGGAGCCGATGTGGGCTCGTCTGCCCCTGACCACCAACGAACCCCTGTCGGCCTCGTAGGGGTCGTCTCCGCCTTCCGGTCGGCGGATGGTGACGGTGGTGGTGGCCAGAGGGAGGCTCACCACCAGCCCCCCAGGTCGCAGCCGACGGGTGAGCCGACCCGGGTGTAGCGGTAGGCGAGCGTCTCGTCCGACCAGCTGACCTGGGACTCCGACGCCGCGCCGGCGCCGCCCGGGCCGAAGGTGACCGACACGTCCCCCACCGTCGCCGCGGTGACCCCGGCCGGAAGCCCCGACAGGCTGCCTGCGGTGGGGTCGGCCAGTGCCATGGCCGCGAAGGCCAGGTCTCGCTCGATGCAGGTGGGCAGCCGGTTGTCGGCGACCGGGTTGGCGGTGCGCTCGACCCAGCCACCGGTGTAGGTCACCGTCACCGCCGTGGTGCCTCCAACGAAGTCGAACACGGCCGGGAACAGCGAGGCGTGCAGCGCCAGGCCGTCGACGAAGTAGCCGCCGGAGTCGGTGATCGGCGTGGCGGTGGGCCACAGCCGGCCGTCACGGGTGGGCCACAGCTCCTCGGTGCGCTCAGCCGCCGCCAACGGGCGGGCCAGCTCGTCCTCGAGCAGCTCGACGGCGTACTCGATCCTGGCCGAGACCAGGTACTCGGGCGTGTCGATGTCGCCGGTGATCGCCTGGTAGCGGGCGAAGGTGACGAGGGCCATCAGCGGTCCTCGGCGGGCCGGTGGGCCCGGTCCTCGGCGGGTGTGCGTCGGCGGGCGCCCCGCTTGGGCTCCTCGACTGCCGGCTTCTTGGCCGCCTTGGAGGCCTTGACCAGCCCGTACTTGACGGCGTCGGCCATCGGGACGAAGTCCCCTTCCCCGTACACGACTCGGCACAGCTCCTCGTCGACGATGCGATGGGGGGCGATGACGAAGTCCTGGCCGGCCATGGGGTCGAAACCTCCGGGTAGGAACGGGTAGTCGATCGGGTGCGGCGGCAGGGTGAGCTGGCAGCCGCCGCAGACCGGGCACCCCTGAGCGGGTGCGGAGAGGTGCCCGGTCATGCAGCCCTGGCAGGGGACCTACGGGGTTACCGTGGTGTCGACGAACCAGTCGGGCCGGTGGACGGCCAGGCCGATGCGCTCCTCGGCGAGGATCGCCACCAGGTTCTTGACGAAGTAGTCGTTGTGCTGGTCGCCGACCCGCACCGTGACGCCTTCGCGCTCGAAGATGGTGGCTCCCATCGAGGAGCCGACGAGCGCCTTGCCGGCGACCATCGACCGGGTGCGGACCGCGGCGAGCCCCCAGGTGAAGGCCTCCTGCTGCGCCGGCGCCGAGCCGCCGAACCCGTTGTCGAACTGGTTGGCCTGACGACGGGTCATGCCGGCCCAGTAGTCGAGCGGGTTGAGCGCCACGAAGTTGGCTTCCCCGTCCACGTTCTCGACCAGGCCGATGGCCAGGCCGATGGTGCCGGGCAGGTCCGTGGCGACTGCGGCGCGGGTCTGCACGCCGACGGTCTGGAGGATGCCCCGCAGGTTGGGTGCGGTGCCGTTGCCGTTGAGCACCTGGGCCTCTTCACGCAGCATCAGCATGTAGCGGAGCCGGTTGTCGATGTAGCCACGCAGGGTGGGCGCGTCGGCCAGGATCTCCGAGGTGGCCGGGATCCAGGCGGCGATCTTGCGGATCGGAGCGTCGACCTGGGTGAACTGCATGACGACCTCGGGCTTGGCCGAGCCCTCGGAGGTCATCAGGGCGCCGGCCTCGTTGGTGAGGGCATTCACCTCGCGGATGTAGGGGACCGAGGCGAGCCCGGTCTGCTGCACCGAGAGGACGTCGCGGATGAACAGGCGGATCTGGCGGGCCGTTCCGGCTGCCATGTACGGGGTGCCGACCGGTCGCCACACACCGCCGGCGGGGTCGACGACCCCGGAGTCGATGAGCGTGCGGACCTCGACCTCGAAGGTGCCCCGCTGCTTCGCGGCCCACTCCTCGTAGCCCTCGGCGGCGACGAACTCGCGGCCGGCGGAGATGCGGGCCTCTTCGAGCTCTGCGAAGGCGCCGGTGGGGCCCTTGGCCTTGGCGGCCGCCTCGGCCTTGGTGCGGGCCTCGGCCTGCGCGGCCCGCTCGCCGGCCTCGAGGGCCTTCTCGATCGAGTCGAACATGTGGATGAAGTCGACGGCCGAGCGGAGGTCGTCGGCGTAGGTGGGGGGACGCTTGTCCTCGGGTCCGGCTCGGAGGTCGCGGAGGTACTCTCCGGCGCCGGCCAGGTGCTGGCGGATCTCGGGAAGGCCGTCTTCGGCCTTCACGGTGGGCGCATAGGGCATGAGGGTGCTCCTCGGGGACGTGCAACTGGATGGGTTGGACGTCGCTGCCACAGAGCAATCGGCCAGGCACAGCGGCTGCTCGGAGGATGCCGGGAGGGCGTTGACCTCAGTAGGTGGACCAGGCCCCCCAGCCGGAGACGTCGTGGACGTGGAGGGCGCAGGCCAGGTTGAAAGCAGCGTCGAACAGCTCGGACGCCGTGCCGCCGCAGTCATCGGCCCAGGCAGGCATCACCTGCATCAGCCCGGTGGCCCCGGAGCCGTTGTAGGCGTCTTCGACGCACATGGACTCGGCGTGCATGACGCGGGCCATGGTTGGCCACTGGTCCGGCTCCCAGCCGACCTCGAGGGCCAGGTCGAACCACTCCGGACAGGGCCGGCCGGTGGTCATCGCAGCCTTCTCGGCCAGGTAGGCGTCGGAGACCTGCTGCGCGGTGGCAGGGTCGAGCTGGTGGAGCTCCATCCAGCGGGCGACCTGGGCGGGCGTGTAGGCGGTGAGGGCGACCAGAACCAGAAGGGCGAGTCGTTTCATGTCGAAACGGTTACGGAATGACGTTGACCTATCGACGCCAGGTGGCGATGCAGGCCAGCAGCTGGGACAGGGTGATCTCCCGGGCGTGATAGCGGCGGAACGCCTCGCGCAGCACGTCGCTCCTCGACACCGCCGCGGACGCTAGCGGGGGTCGTGGGAGCGGCAGAAGGTGGCCGCGATGGCCGACCCGCCCCACTCCTCGGGGAAGGTCTCCGTCAACACGACCGCCTTGCGACGTGGCACGGTCCGGCCGCACGTCTCGCATTCGGCGACCAGCCTCCGATTGCGCCACCAGCGACGGATCATCGCAGCCACTGCGGGTGGCCGACCATCCAGACGACGGTCCGTTCCAGCGCGTCGTCCAGGCTGAACGGCGGCTTCCACCCGGCCGCGTGGATCTTGGCGGAGTCCAGCGCGTAGCGGTGGTCGTGGCCGGGACGAGAGGAGTGGTAGTCGACCCATCGGATCGACGGTCGCCGATGCAGGATCTGACCGACCGTCTCGGCCATCTCGACAACGGTGCGCTCCTCGCCGGCAACGTGCCACCGGTCCGGCCGGTCGACGTCCACGCCGTAGCGCGCCACCGGCTGGCCGAGGAGCCAGACCAGGGCGTCGGCGTGGTTGCGGGCGTGGAGCCAGTGCCGCGCCGACGGCTCCCATCCCTCCGGTCCCGGCCGGCCGTGCAGCTCGACGGGAGCGCCGCGGGCGATGCGCTTGACCAGCATCGGCACGAACTTCTCCGGGTGCTGGCGCTCGCCGTAGAGGTTCATGGTGTTGGTGATCACCACCGGGACGTCGAACGTCCGCCACCAGGCGATGGCCAGCGCCTCCTGTGAGGCCTTCGACGCCGCATACGGGTTCGACGGGATGGGCGGCTCCCACTCGGCGTGCGCATGCCCTTCGGCGGCCGGACCGTAGACCTCGTCGGTGGAGATCTGCACGAAGTGGGAGAGGTCCCGACCACGCGCCCACTCCAGCAGGTTGAGGGTGGCGGCGACGTTGTTCGTCACGAACGGGACAGGGTCGGCGATGGACCGGTCGACGTGGGACTCGGCAGCCAGGTGGAACACCGCCCCGACGTCGTCGAGGGCCGGATGGTCGGGGAGTGGGGCGCGCAGGTCGTGCCACAGGATCTTGACCCGGTCGGGGTCGTAGCCGGCGATGTCGGTGAGCCGGTCCACCCGACCGGCATAGGTGAGCGAGTCCAGCACCACCAGCTGGTGGTCGGTGGTGGCGAGCACGTGCTCGACGAGATGGTGGCCGGCGAACCCGCAGCCCCCGGTGACGAGGATCTTCACCCGCCCGCCTTCCGGGCGGTGACCGCGCACTGGTGCAAGGTGTAGGCGACCAGCGGCCATGATCCAAGCTGCTCGGGGTGGATCGGCTGGGGCTCGACGTCGACGAACTCGGTGTGCTGGCGGAACAGGAACACCACCCGGGCCTCGTAGCAGTTCCACCAGTGCCGGGAATGCTTCCAGCGGGGCTCCTCGTAGATCAGCCCGTAGCCGGTCTCGCCATAGCAGCGGTCCCAGGGGTTCTCCAGGATCGACTCGATCAGGTCCCAGCCTTCGGGGTCGAGGTCTTCCTTCCACCGCTTGAGCACCCGCAGGATGTCGGGGCCGACGACGCAGATCTCCCCGCCGGGGCGCAGGGCCCGGTGGATGTCGGCCAGGAAGGCGGGGACGTCGGGCCAGGGGATGTGCTCGAGCACGTGGCCCATGTAGACCCGGTCCACCCGGTTGTCCGGGTAGGTGGCCAGCGGCCGGTCCGGATCCACCACCTCGTCGGGGTGGACCCCGTCACCGTCGTGGCAGTCCAGATTCAACCAAGGCGGAGGCGCCCTGAAGGACCCGCACCCTACGTTCAACCACATCAGCGCACGCGCTTTCTGTCCCGCTCGCGACAACACGCTCGACAGTTCCAGGCCCCGGGTCGATCCTTCCGCCAATAGGCGTTCTCCTTTGAGCGAGGATGCCCCCTCATGCAGGTGCCGGCTCGCCATGCCTTGACGGTGCCCAGCTCGCCGCGCAGGACGTTCTCACCGCGCGTCACTGGCTCCAGATGGTCCGGGTTGACGCAGGACCGCTCACGGCACAGGTGGTCAAGCGTCAGGTCCGCGGGGACGTCCGCGACCAGCGCCACATAGGCAAACCGATGCGCCAACCAAAGCTGACCATGGACGCGCAACTCACCGTATCCGTCTCGTCGTAGAGGCCCTTGCCAGATCCAGCACCCCCCGGCGTCCACCACGATGCGATGCGCGGCACGCTCTTCCCACAGCCGTTCCTCGATGGTCATCGGACCGGCTGACGGCCGTCGAGCGGGAACCACCAGCCGCCGAGCGGGTGGTGGCGCGCCGGCGGCATGTCGGGTCGGTGGTGGATGCCGGAGAAGTGGGAGATGAGCGCCCGGCGTTCCATCGTCTCGTCCCGCGGGACGGAGCCACGGTGCAGGAGCCGGCTGTGCCAGATGAGCACGTCGCCCCGAACGGGGCGGTAGCTGGTCGGGGTGACGTGGCGCGCTTCGAGCTCGGCTTCGAACAGCGGGGTGAGGATGCGCTCGGAGGCGGCCGGCCACTGGGGCGTGGCGCCTTCCAGGCCGAGAGCCTGGCGCATCAGGTCCTGGGAGATGGGCGGCCACCAGTGGTGCGACCCGGGCACGTACTGGAAGGGCCCGGAGTCGGGGTGGATGTCGTCGAGGGCCAGCCACACGGCGGCGTAGTGAGCGCCGACGCCGGGCGGGTTGAGGTACTGGTCGAAGTGCCAGTCACGTCGGGTGGAGCGCCAACCGGTGAGGTTGAGGTGCACGCCGGCGGGCTCACCGATCAGCTCGGCCAGCACCGTGGCCAGCCCGGCCTCGCAGCAGAGCGCCTTGAGCATCGGGTAGTCCATGTACGGGGTGGCGTAGTCCCAGCCACCGGGCGAGGCGTAGGACTCCAGCCAGCCGGGCTGCGCCCCGAAGCCGCCGTTGACGGCCAGCCACTCGGTCTCGTACAACGCCATCAGAGCCTCGGGGGCGAAGCCGGGCAGGATCACCACGCCGTCGCGCTGCCAGGCCCACTGGTTGGCGGTGGCCGGGAAGCGCTCGGTGGCCGGGGTGTCGGCCTCGCCCCAGTCCTCGGCCAGGTCGTCGATGGTGAAGGTCGACACGCTCAGCCCATCGGCATGAGGCGCAGCCCGGTCAGCGCCTCCACCTCGTCGAGGACCGCCTGGTAGGCGGCCTCCATGGCGTCGGGGTCGTTGCCGCCGATGCGCTCGTAGGCGGCCACCGCCCACGGCAGCCAGGTGGCGTGGCGCCTCACGGCGTCTTCGACGAGGAAGCGGTGGAGCTCGGCCGCGGTGTAGGCGTCCACCGCGCGCCGACCTTCGGGACTCAGCTTCGCACCCACGCCGTCACACTGCGCTCATGGCGTTGACCGACGAACACCAGGCATCCCACCACTGCTCGCAGTTGCCTTCGATGGTCATGCGCTTGGCGCAGGAACGCCCCTGACCGGCGAAGTGGGCTCGGGCGTCGGCCGAGGTGAGCAGGTGGCGCAGCTCACGCGCCCAGTCCTTCGACCGGTTGGCCACGATCCCCGCCCCCGCAGCCTCCAGCTCGACGTAGGGGGCGGTGGGCGATGCGACGAAGGGGACGCCGACCGCGGCCATCTCCAGGCCCTTGAGCCAGCTCTTGGCGGCGTTGAACGGGATCAGGTCGAGGGGGACGACGCCGACATCGAGCTGGGCGAGGGCTTCGGGGTACTCGTCGATGGCCCGCCAGCCCGCCGCGTGGGGCGCCTCGGCCAGGCCAAGGGCGCGCTGCACGCCCCGACCGGTGCCGATCACCGCGAAGCGGGCCCCGGCGTCACGCACCGCGGTGGCGATCCCGCCCCGGGCGGCCTGCAGGTCGGTCGGGTGGGTCTCGACCGAGCCTGACCAGCCGCACCACACGTCGAAGTGGGGCTCACGGGTGATGTCCAGATACCGCTCGGGGATCATGTTCGGCACGACGGCCACCCGGCCGTGGCGTCCATAGCGGGCTGCCAGGGCGGGCGTGGTGACGGTCACCAGGTCGGCCAGCTGGCAGGCGTGGAGGAGGTGATGCCAGTTGCGGGACGGGCTGAACTTCGGGTGCACGGTGTGCCAGGCGATGTTCTGCGGGTGGATGGCCTCGAAGTCGTCGTCGATCTCGACCACCACCTTGACGCCCTTGGCCTGCATGATGGGGATGGCAGCCACCAAGGTGTTCTGCAGGGGACGCTGGATGACCACCACGTCGGCGTCGGGGACCATGACGTCGAGGACCTTCGGACCGTCGTCGCCGTCCATCCACCAGGACTGGATCTGGTCGTGGTCAGCGGGCATCACCAGGCGCACGTCGGCGCCCTGGGCCTGCAGTGTCCGGGCAGGCCAGATCATCCGATGGTGGCCGCACCCGCCCAGGTCGGCCGGGTAGACGGCGACCCTCACGGCCTGACGGACCAGGGGGTGCCGCTGTAGGCGGGCAGCTGGCAGTACGGATGGGCGTAGCCGGCCTGGCCGGACGAGCCCAGGTGCTCGTTGTTCCACACCCAGATCTGGGCGCCGCCAGGCCCCGAGACCCGCTGGGAGCAGACGACGAGCACGAGCGGCATCTCGCCGGCCAGGTGGAAGGCGGGGCCCTGCAGGATCGCCCCGTTGACCAGGATCCAACGCCAGCAGTCGTACGCGGTGCAGCCGGGGTTGCTCAGGTGGGTGTGCGGCGGCCCCTGCGCCCCGAACGAGTGGGCCTCGGCGGTGCTGCCCACCGGCAACACCAGGCCGAGCGCGAGCAGGACGGTCAGCAGGAGACGTCGCATCGGGCGTCACGGTGCGCCCGACGTGTTGACCTACCGGCGGCTGCGATCGACGAGCGCCAGCGCGGCGTCCACGTCCACCTCGAGCGCAGCGGCCTCGGCCTCGGCCGTCCCGTCGTCGACCGGCGGCGGCTGCTCCTGCTGCTCGTCGGTGTCGGCGTGGGCGAGCAGCTCGATGGCGGCCTTCGCCTCCTCGTCGGTCAGCTCACCCGCGGCCTTGCGCTTGGCGATCTCCACCACCGCATCGACGGAGACCTGTCCGGCGCGCACGGCCAGCACCTTGGCTCCCGGCACCGCGCCCCGCAGCACGAGGCTGACCTCGTCGAGGTCGGCAGCCACGATCACCTCGCGCGCTCCGGCCCACTTGGTCTCCTCGTCCTTCGTCGGTGGCCGTCGCTCGGTGTTCCAGAACCCGACCGAGCAGTCGACGATGGTGCCGTCGGCCACCTGGGCGTGGGCCCGTCGGGCCATCGGGACGGCGTCGAAGTCGGAGAAGGCGAAGTCGACCGTGGGGCCGTCCTCGCTCACCGTGTAGCCGGTGGCCGGACCGAGGGGCTCGGACCAGTCGTGCGCCCAGACGAGCGTCGGCATGCGCTTGGCCAGGCTGGCGTCGAAGGCGTCGGGCAGGAACACCGAGCCGTAGTCGTCGACGATGTTGGGGGTGATCGGCTTCAACGTCACGCCCGGCTTGCCATCCTTGCTCACCGCCCGCAGCTCGGCCTTGCGGGTCTCACGCTTGGCGCTCATGCCGCCACTCCTTCCAGCACCCGGCGGAAGCCGAGCACGTCGAACTCTCCAGTGGGAACCAGACCCAGCAGGGCCAGCGCGGTGCGGGTCTCCACCTGCAGCGGGGCCCGGGCACCGGCCGTGGCGAACTCCTCGGGCGTCAGGAACGCCACCGTGCAGCGGCAGTTGACCGTGTTGGCAGCCGACCCTGACGGGTCGCCGGGGTACTCCAAGCCCTCGCCGTCGACCGTGAACGGGGCCCCCACCTCGACCGTCATGCCGTCGGCCTCGGCGTGGGCGTCACGCACCTTGGCGTCGCGGGTGGCGATCCACTCCTGGCCGGCCACCACGTCACGGGGCAGCTGCACCGCGCCGAGCGTGGCGCTGCCGTTGTAGGCCGAGATGACCTCGGTGCGGGCGATGCGGGTAGCCCGCACGTCGTCGGCCACGGCGAACACGTGGCGGATCCGGTCAGCCAAGGCGTCGACGTCCTCGCCCACCGTGACCCCTTCGACCAGCGTGTCCCGGATCGCCTGGTACGTGGTGTCGGTGACCGGCCCGGCCAGCTGGTTGGCCCGGGCGTCGATGAACGTCTGGACCCAGGGGTCGGACACGTCGAAGGCCACACCGAACACCGATGAGAGGCGGTTGAGCCCGGCGGTGGCCACCTCCTCGAACAGGTCGGCCACCAGCTGGCGGGTCTCGTCGGCCCAGAAGGCGGGGTCGAAGATGGCAGCGGGGTCGAGCGGGTCGGCCGGGGCCCGCTCCTCCAGCATCTGGCGACCTCGCTTGCCCTTCAACCGAGCCAGCGAAGCGACCACCTGACGCTCGAACAGGCGACGGAACGCTCGTTCCCAGCGCCCTTCGAGCGTGCGCACGACGGCGTCGGAGGCTCGCCAGATCTTGGCTCGGCGGGCCTCGATGGTGGCGGGGTCGGCGGCGCGGTCCTCGCGCTCGGGGGCCTGCATGGCCACAGGAGGCTCGACCGGCATGTCGATGGCATCGTGGGGCATCACGGCCGGCACAGGGGCAACGGGAGGGGCCTGCGGGGCTTCCAGCGGCTCGTCGCCGCCGTCCATCGGCTCCAGCATCAGGTCCTCGCGGACCTCGTTGGGCATGACCACGCCGAGGGTGAGCATCGCCGTCGTGTCGATGGTGGCGAAGCGGGGCTTGCCCTTGAGCGCCCGCACCACGGACAGGTCGAACCAGCAGACCTCGCCCCCCAGCCGGGGCGCCAGCTGCATGTTCACGTCGTCGGTGAAGTCCTCCATGAGGGGCAGGAGGCGCTCTTCCCAGAACGTTCGGTCCTCCACCTCGGCGTTGTCGAACGTCCGCCCGCTGGCGTCCAGCTTCGACCAGGGGACGCCGAGCGCCATCGCCACCTCGGCCATGGCGTCGCGGCGGAGCTCCACCAGGCGGGCGTCCTTGGCGCTGAGGCCGAGCACCTTGACGTCGATGGTCTCCGACACCGGCCCGTCTCCGTCGTCGCCCACCTCGTGGAAGTGGGTGCGCCCGGCGTTGTCCGGCCCTTGGAACTCGGCCGACCACTGCTGGCGGAAGCGGCGGCGGTGCTCCTCGTCGGGGAACTGCGTCGTGGTGACCACCGTGGCGGGGGTGGCGTTGTTGCGCAGGAAGGCCACCGAGTACCGGTCGGCGGCGATGGCCAGCGACAGGTCGAAGCGGCAGGCCATCAGCGGCGACTCGGCCTGGCGGAAGTCGAGCCCGCCCGGGTCCCACCCGTAGAACACCCGGCCCGGTGGGAGCTTGACCGGCTTGTCGCCCCGCCCGTAGGTGAACACCTTGAACCACTCGATGCCGCCCTCGGAGGCTTCGGTGTCCAAGCGAGCAGCGACCAGCGGCCACAGCGCCACGATGGCGCCGTCCTCGCGGCCGTCGTCGGTCTCGATCTCCCATGCCCGCCGTCCGGTCACCAGCTGCTGAGCGATCGTCCAGCGGATCAGCTTGCGAGCGGAGAGCTTGGGCGCCGGGCCTCCGGGCGGAGGCCCGAGCAGGCGGGCCAGCGGTGCGTTGGGGTTGGTGTCGGCGCTGCGACGGCGGTCCCGGCCGACGACGATGGGCACCGCGGCGATGGCGTTGGCGATGATCTGCACGCAGCGGTAGGCGATCACGTTGGCCAGGTAGCCGAGGCGGAAGGCCTGGTCGGCGTTCCACTCGAACGGCATGGCCTGCCCGGGGCCGGTGTAGTACAGCTGGCGGGTGGCGCCCGAGGGGTCACGGACGCCGGTGGGCAGGATGAGGCGCTGCTCGGGAACGGCGGGCAGCATGGTCATGCGGCCACGTTCACGATCGACCGACGGCGACTCTTGCGCTGGTCGATGGCCAGGTCGGTGACCGCCCAGACCAGGGCGTCGAGGCGGTCCGGCGAGTCGCCCGAGTCAGGCGTCCACGTGCACAGCTGGTCCTCGAGCTCGGCCAGGCCGCCGACGTGGTGCACCCGGCCCTGCTCGTACAGCGCAGCGACCGGCTCGGCGCGCACCCGCTTGCCGCGCGAAGCGTGGACCTTGCGCACCGGCACCGAGGAGTCCACCGTGCGCAGCACCAGCTCGACCAGGTCGCCGCCGTTGTTCACCTCGGCCACGATGCGGTCCCCTTCCAGCTCGTCGTACAGGTCGACCGCGGCGCGCGCCCAGCGGTCGGGGCTGGCCCGCAGCGTGCGGTCGGCGAGCACGTAGACGTGACCGTCGGTGCCGAGGCCCGCGGCCACGATGCCGGTGTCGTCGGAGTCCTCGCCGGAAGTGACCGCCGGGTCGATGGCCACCACGATCCGTCTCATGCTGGGCGCTGCCTCCACTCGATGGCCGTCGATCAGGTCCTGGGTCCACAGTGCCCCAGGGGTGTCGACCAGCAGCTCGGCGTACAGCTCCTGGCGTCCGATGCGGGTCCCCTCGTACAGCGAGCGCAGCTCGGCCAGGGCGGCGGGGCTCAGGTTGGCGGCGTTGTCGAACGTGGAGCCGACGGTGGTGACGGTGGTGGGCCGGTCGAGCAGGCCGCGGATCAGCTTCGTCGGCCGGGGCGTCGTGGTGACCATCATGCGCCCGTCCTGGTTGCCGACCCTGGTGGCCAGGCGCAGCTGCGTGAAGGCGTCGGCGTAGCGCCAGGCAGCCAGCTCGTCGCACCAGGAGGCGGCGAAGTTGCGGCCACGGAAGCGTTCGACCTGCTCGGCGGAGCGCAGCTTGAGGCTGGATCCGTTGGGCAGCATCAGCTCGCCGAGCGTCCGGTTCCAGGTGGTGCCGTCGCGGTAGCCGCGGCGTTCGAGCACGGCGAGCACGCCGGACTCACCTTCGACGCAGATGTCGCGGGCGTCCTCGAAGGTGGGCGCCGCTATGCCGTAGGCCCGGCGTTCACGCAGGGCCAGCTCGACGATCCACTCGGCGCCGGTGCGGGTCTTGCCGAAGCCTCGCCCGGCCAGGATGACCCAGGTGGACCAGTCGCCCTCGGGTGGCTGCTGGGCGGGGCGAGCACCGGGGAAGTACCGGTCGTCTTCCTTGGCCAGCTCGGCCTTGAGGTAGCGGTAGTACTTGGCCAGCTCGGCGGGGGTGGCTTTCGCCAGGTCCTCGTCGGGGATGATGATGGTCATGCGCTGCGGCGCGCGGCGAGGTCGTCGCGCAGCTCGGCCACCTCGACGGGGACGATGGCCTCGGTGCGGGTGGTGGCTCCGCCGGCGAGCAGCTGCGCCTTGTCGACGCAGATGGCCATGGTGGTGGCCAGGTCCCGGATGCCGGTGAGGCGATCTGCTTCCACCCGTTCGGCGATGCGGTCAAGAGCCTTGCCTGCCACCTCGCCCAGCCGCTGCGCCATGGTGATCTTTCGGTCTTCCCAGGCCAGCGTCTTGGCGGCGTTCGCCTTCTCCAGCTCGGCTGCTGGGGGCGAGGTGATGCCGTGACGTGAGCCCCAGCTGGCGATGGTGCCCGCGGGGATGCCGGTGCGGCGCGCCGCCTCAGCCTTGCCGTGGGCGGCCAGGATGGCCAAGGCTTCGGCCTTCTGCTCGGCGGTGCATCTGGGCTGCATGGCGGATGCATGATCGGATGCATCCGTTGACCTGCCGGGGATCAGTCGGGATGGCGGCTGCCGATCCACCGGGCCAAACTCAGCCCACCCCAGATGACGCATGCCAGCTCGACGATCTGTAGAGCGCTCACTCCTCGTCGTCCCACCAGTCGGGTCCCCAGACGTGGTCGGGTCGGAGGTCCAATCGGGTGGCGTAGGCGTCGGCCTGGCGGTCGGTGAGGGGTCGGCAGAGGATGGCGGGGTCGAGGTGGAGGCGCAGCGCCGTGGCTCGCAGCGAGAGCCCGGTGGCCTCGATGAGCGGAGCGGCCGGCCAGTGGCGGGTGGTCATGGGGTGGCGGGTTGGTGGTGGCTGCACCAGTCATGGGGTCGGGTGGTGGGCTGACCGATGCTGGGCTTGCCATGTTCGTCCACTTGGCGTGTCGGAGGATCGAGATGGCATGTGCCGTTGTACTCGAAGCGATCCCAGTGGAAGCAGGTGATGCAGGTGGGATGGATCATGCCGTGAGGTCTCCTGTGGGGGTTTGGGGGCGTGGTTTGCGCTGAGGGCGGGGCGCGAGTTGCGTAGTTTCGCGAGTGACTTTTGGCCCCTCTGTACTTTTCGTCTCCCCGTTTTCACATACGGCGCTGATAGGTGGTGACTCGCGGTACTCGCGGTGAATTGCATCGTCCCTGGTAGACGGATCGAGGCCCAAAGCCCCATCTTCGCAACTCGCGCCTATGTCGCGGATGGCCACCGTGTAGCGGACCAGCCGGTCACGTCCGGGGGGCATGGTGACGATGTGCAGTCCGTCGTCGCCGTAGTGCCTCCCGGCCTTCTTCACGAGGGCTCGGCCGAGCCGGCGGGTGAACCCGGTGGCCCCCCAGTGCTCGGCCAGCTCGTCGGGCAGTGACGCTTTGAGGGGGTGGTTCGTGTCGTTGTCCATGGTTTGGTAGATCTGTGGGCTGGTGACGCTGCGGTCGGGGCCGTAGGTGTCCATCCATGCAGTGAGGAAGGCTTCCCAGCCGGCGGCTTCGTGGTCGGCGGTGGCGTGGAAGGCGTCGAGGTTGTCCAGGAAGTCACTGATGCCGACGTGGGCCAGGATGCCGCCGACGGTGGCCACCCAGGGCGTGTAGCCCCCCATGGCGGCTACCGAAGCCGCTCGCGGCCGTCCAGCCGACCACCAGGACCGCACGAGGATGCACAACGCCCCCAGGATCTCGGCCCGTTGCGCCCGGACATGGCCGAGGAGGTCGGGGTGACGGAACCCGGTGCGCTTCCACGGCTGGGCCTGGTGGGCGTCGAGGCGGATGCGGTAGCAGCGGCGGGCCAGGTCACCTCCGACGTCGATGTTGTTGCCGGTGGCCATCCAGGTGACCCGCGCCGGCACGCTCACCCGCTCCGATCGGCCGAGGATGCGGTCCTGCCACTGGTCAGCGGTGAGGGCGGTGGCCAGCACGGATGAGCGCAGGGTGCCTTCGACGTTGTCGAAGGCGATGGTGGTCACCCCGGAGATGAGCAGCGAGGTGATCAGCTTCTGCAGCTCTTCGTGTCGTTCGGGGATGTGCTGCATCCCAGTCGCTCGACCGGTCACCACCATGGAGATGAGCTCGACCAGGAGGCTCTTGCCGGTCCCTGGTTCGGGGGCGTCGATCAGGGCCATCGGCACCGGACCGGGGATGACGGGGCGGACGAGGTTGGTGAGGAGCAGCGCCCAGGCATTGGCCCGGTCGGCGGTGGTGTCCCACGGCAGATCGCACAGGAGGTCCTCGATGGTGGCCACGGCTGCGGTCACTTCGTCGAGGGTGGGATGTTCGGGAATGTGGATGGGCTGTCCGACTGGCGCCCAGTGGTAGAGCCTGGTTGCCGGGTCATAGCCGTGGATGGTGCGGAAGACGCCGTCAGGGCGCAGGATGGGGGTCTCGGTGACGCCCATGAGCGGCGGGAAGGACCACCCCGGCTGAGCCAGGATGGTGCGCATCAGGTCAATGGGGGGCGACCCCTTGGATCGCTCGCCGTCTTTGTTCACTCGAACGAAGTGCATGGCTTGCACGGCGTGGTAGCGGAGGTGCTCGGCGTCGAGGTGTTCCAGGAGTGGGGACAGGTTCTCATCGGCCCGGCAACGGGTCACTCGGCCGGCGCGCACGAACAGCTGCGGCGGGTCGTTGGCCGCGTCGAGATGACCAAGGACCTCGGCGGCCAGCTCGTCGAGGTTGCGTCCGTTGACGACCACCACCGGACGCGTGGGGAGTGGCGGGGTCTCGAGGTCGGCCTTGGCGGCCATGGCCCGCGCCCAGCCGATGGCATCGCGGGTCTGGAGCCCAGCCAGCTCGGACGCCGCGTCCGTCCACTTGCCGCCGTGGCGGGTGAAGGCGTAGTAGCCGAACCGGTCAAACGTCTGGTCCTGGGGCAGCGCGGGCACTGACGACGTGAACACCTTGAGCATGTCGGAGCCGAGGTAGTTGACGGTGGCCGATGGCCCTTCCCGTCGGTCCTTCCCTGGCCGGGTCCAGTGCTCCTCGCCGTCGCCGTTGCGATGGTGCAGCGTCCAGCCGTCGGCCTCGAGCAGCTCGGCCCAGGTGGTCTCGGCGGTGAACCGGTCGCCGGGCCGGTCCCCCACCCGCTCTACGGCGCGGGGAACCTGTGCGGCTGCGTCGCGGCGGGTGGGGGGCGCGTCGGCCAGCAGGGTGAGCAGCCAGGCCGGCGGCTCGGCGACGGTGACCCCGTCGAACGGCGAGCAGGTCGCCTCCCACTGGTACTGCCCGCCGGAGGGGTGGAGCGAAGGGGGAGCGAGGACGTAGCCGCCCTCGCCGCGGACGTCGATGCCGTCGGGTAGCCGGCCGCGGGCGTTGGTGATCCCGTCGCGCCAACGCAGGTAGATGTGCCGGCCGCCGGACCCGGTGATCGCCTCCACCGTCGCCGGCAGCGGTCCGTGCTCGGCCTCCAGCTCGGCCAGGGCCTCGTCGCCGGTCTTGCCGTCGGCCACGTCGACGTCGAGGACGAACACCCCGGACTCCTGGCCGGTGCGGACGGCGATGGAGTCGTCAGGGTGGTCGTCCCACCAGCGGCGGATCTGGCGGGCGTTGGTGGAGGCGTCCTTGAACCCGGACGCGGTGCGGGGCGCCTTGGTCCCCTCGACGATCGGGAACACGGGCCAGCCGAGACCGGCCAGGGCCAGCGCGGCGTCCAGGTTGGTCACCCGTCGGCGGTGAGGTCGTTGCCAGCTCCGCGCAGGTAGGTGTCCACCGCGTCGGTGGTGAGGGTCACCGAACGGGTGGGCGGGACCTCCTCGAAGGACATCGAGTCGATGACCACGACGTGCTGGCGCTCCAAGCCGTTGCTGGTGCGGGCATGGGTGACCTTGGTGACGATGCCGCGGGCGAGGAACGAGACGCTCTCACCCAGCTTCCAACCGGTCGGAAGGACGATGTCGTCCTGGGTGGAATCGGTCGAGCCGGTGACGGTGAGGCGGCAGACCTCGACGTCGGCGCCCTCGAACAGGCGCAGCTGCTGGTCGTTCATGGTCCCTCCAGTGGGATGTCGAAGCGGTGGTGGCCCGCCTGGTCGCAGTGGCGCTCGTAGGAGGCGGTGGTGGTGAAATGGGCGGCGCAGTCGTGGCAGACCACGTGGACCGCTCCACCGACCTCACGGCGGGTCGTCCGGGGCGCGCGGCCAGAGCCGGTGATCCCGAGGCGCTTGCGGGTGGCAACGTCGAGCTGGTCGGCGGGAACGCCGGTCATGGCGCGCAGGGCGGTGCTGGGCTGCGCTGTGAGTCCCGGTGACCACCGGAGGGACGGAGCCACCGGCTCTCGACCGGCCACTCGGCTCCGGGTTGCCACAGCACGTCGGAGGGGTCGATGCCGGCGGCCTGCAAGACGTTGTTCGGCTGCAGGTAGACCGGGTAGGAGTCGCCGTCGTGCCCGCGCAGGACGTACCAGCCGGTGGCGTTGACAGCATAGTCGTAGTGGTTCCGGTGCTCCGGCCCCAGGCACACCTTGGCCAGCGCGACGACGGGCAGCGCTGGCCCCACCTGCACCTTCGGTGGCGCGCAGGCCGCGATGACTGCGAGGGCCAGCGCCGGCGCCAGACGTCGGAGGCCGGTCACGACGCCACCGCCTCTTGCTTCGCCAACCGGAGGGCCAGGTTGCGCCGGACCCGCATCGGTCGGCGCTCACGCTCCGAGCAGCCACCCCAGACCCCGTGCTGCAGGTTGAGCTCCAGGGAGTAGTCGAGGCACTCGGCGATCACCGGGCAGCCGGCGCAGAAGGCCCGGATCTCCGTCATCTTGCGCGAGTCGCCCTTGGTCGGGAAGAAGAAGTCGCGCGGGGTCGCCTCGAGGTGGCAGCGGGCCCGGGCCTTCCACTCGGCCTCTGGTTCGTAGGGCATCAGGCTGCCGTCGGGGTGCGCTCAGCGACGGTCACGACCCGCTTGTGCGCATCGCGGACGTGGGTCCGCAGGTCCCCCAGCCGTTCGGGGCTGGCGGTGAAGTCACAGTCGTCGCAGGCCAGGACCTTGCCGTTGCGGGGTGGCGTGGCGCCGAGGCTGTACAGGTCGTCAGCCTCGGCGCCACGATCGGGCTCGGCGGGCCGGCCGGGGCACTTGGTGCCTCCGCGATGAGCCCCGAGGCCTGCTGCGTTGGTGAACACCCGCCCGCAAGAAGGACAGGTGGCGGGCACCTGGCGCCGGCGCTTCACCCCGTTCACGGCCGCTCTCGGCTCATGCCCGTTGGCCTTCACCACCGGGGCAGGCGTGACGCCGTCCAGGGCGGCCAAGGCGACCAGCGCGGCGTCGAGGTGGGTGAGGCGCTCCGCCAGCGCGTCGCGCTCGGACGCGAGGGCCTGGCGGGCCTGGGTGATGGTGTCGGTTGTCATGGTCCCCTCACCCCGGGTCGAACGGGGCGACGGCGCGCCGGTCGCGCTGAGGGGCGCCCGTCAGGAGGCGGGCAGGAGGCTGGAGGCCGAGGGCGGCTCGGCCGCGCCGGGCGCCGCTCGGGTCACCTGGATGGACACCCGCTTGCGGGTGTTGCCGTTGGGCAGCCGGTCGATGGCGCCCAGCTCGATGGCGACGTGGTCGCCCAGCTCCGGCGCCGCGTCCACGATCCCGTTGGCCAGGTCGAGGAACGACAGGAACACCTCCTGCTCCTCGCCGCTGTCGTCGTGCCGCAGCGTGATGACGGGGGTGTCGCCGTAGGTGGAGGTGATGGTGCGGACGTTGGTGAGGACGCCGGCGATGCGGTCGCCGACGTTGGTGAACTTGAACCGCTCACGGAACTCTCCGTTGGAGGCGGGCCGGTGCTGCTCCCAGTCGATGGGCATGTGGTTCCTGCTTTCTGTTGGCTCCCGGCGGTGTTGCCGGCGAGATCTAGGCGGCGTCGGTGACGCCGTAGGTGAGCTGTGCGGCCAGCACCGGGTCGGCCATGGCCTCCACCAGCGACCGCGGGGCATCGAGGCCGAGCTCGAGCGCCTGGGCCTTGGCGGCCGCGATGGCCGGACGGGCTCCGCCGTGACGGGCTGAGGCGGCCCTGGAGGCCTCCTGGGGCACGCCGATGGCGCTCAGGCGCCCCTGGTCGTCCCAGACGGGCGTCCAGCCCTCCTGGACGGCCTGGAAGAGGCTCAGGAGTCGCCAGGTGTCGGCCTCGGTGAGCCGGTCGACGGTCCGCTTGCCGCCCGACGCCATCTTGGCCAGCGTCGCTGCGTCGTCGTCGGTCAGCTTGTGCTGCTCCTGGGCGGTGCGAATCCGGTCCCAGCGGCGACGGTGCACCCAGGTGGCCCAGCGGAGCACGCGGCCCAGGTGCATGGCGTGGTCGACGGTGACCTTGCCGCTGGTCAGGTTGGGGATGCCCACGCAGCGCGCCTCGAGCCAGGCCAGCAGGTCGGGCGGGAGGGTCCGCAGCTGCTCGACGGTGCCCGCACACCAGTCGGCCGACGCCGGCAGCGACGCGGGGGCGTTGGGCGTCGAGGGGACCGCAGGCCGCTGGTCGAAGTCGAACGGGTCTCCCGCCGCCGGCGGCGAACCTTCGACCCCCAATGGTGAGGGGTCGTTCACGCCCACGTCGGGCGCAGGTCCGCCATGCCTCGCAAGGAAGAACGGGGTTTCCGGCGGCGGGAAGGTGGGCTGCTCGGTGGGCCAGGACACGGAGTGCTCCGCGTCGGCGGCCACGATCACGGCTTCGATGAGTGCCAGGTCGGTCAGGCTGTGACGCTCGGCGGTCTGGAAGGTGGGGACGCCGATCGGCCAGGCGGCGGCGACGGAGTCGAGGTAGGGCTTGCCCTGCTCGGCGTGGCCGTTGAGCAGCCGGGCGATGAGCCATTCCCGCAGGGCGGCGGCCTCGTCCCAGCCGGCGTCAGGGGCGGGTCCCTCGACCGGCTGGGACTGGATCTCCGGTGCCTCGGGCGAGGGGGTCGCCGGGCTCTCGGAGACGGTCGTGAGGAGCGGTGTGCAGATCGTGTCCTTGCGCTGTCCGAAGTTGCGCCGCTCCCGCCACTTCGCCGCCACCTCCAGGTCGATGCGACCTTCGACCAGGTCGACCTTGTAAAGGGTGCACAAGCCCTTGCCCGCCGGAAGGTGGATGATGATGCCGAGCTCGGCGTCGGTCTCGGGAACCGGGACCAGCTCGCACTCTGCTTCCTTGTCCGCGGGCCAGATCACCCGGGTCTCGGAGCCCTGGTACATGGCGAGCTGCGCGCCGAAGGCTTGAGGCTTCACCCCGTCGACCTTGCCGTCGACCACCTCACCGGAGCCTCCGGTCTTGAGGTCGCCGATGACGTGTAGCGGTCGTCCGTCGACCCGGAACATGCCATCGACTTGGCCCACCACGCCGTAGAGCGCGTTGTAGAGGGTGACCTCGCACCATTCCGGGTCGGGGGTGATCCCGGCCTCGGCCAGGCAGCGCTGGTAGGCATCGATGTCGCGTTGATGCAGCGCGCCCAGCGCGCCCAGTGACCCGGACCGGTTGAGGACCCGCACCATGTCGTGGAGGGCGTCGCCGATGTCGGCCCGGTCGCTGGCGCCCCCGGCATCCTTGCATTCCTCGAAGAGCGCCTTGCATCGCTTCTTGGCGTCGTCGTCCGCATACCAGGGGTCGGGGAACTCGGCGCACAGCGCGGCCCACTTGGCAGCCAGGCCTGGACGGCGGTGCATGCCGACGATCGCCGCGGTGGCCGCCCAGGGGATCAACCCCTCAGCGGTGTCGAGCGCCTTTATGAACGTGGTGCAGCGGGTGAAGCCCTTGGCCTTGTTCTCGCCGGGCAGGCGCAGCAGGTACCGGTCGCCCTTGGCGGTGTAGTGGGGCCCGGACATCAGCAGATGACCAGGACCGCGGGGACCGGGAAGGTGCCCCGGTAGACGTCACCGGAGGGGAGCAGCTGGTAGACCTCGACGGTCTCGAAGCCGGCCTTGAAGCCCACCGCCCCGGCAGCGACGGTGGTGCGCTCGACCAGCGAGGGCGCGCGCAGCTCGTAGGTGCCGGACGCGTTGGCCACCCAGGACCAGCGGTGACGGCCGACGACGGGGGCGGGACCGGAGGCGGGGCCTTCGGTGCAGACGTAGCTGAGCGTCGGGCGGGCCGGGATGCCGGGGCCTTCGGGGATGGCCTTCGGGGCGCAGGCGGCCAGCGCGACCAGGGCGAGGGGGACGAGGCGAACGCCGCGCATCAGTCGATCTCCATGTACCACTCGGACGGCCCGTCGGCGAGGTGCTCGGTTGGGTCGACGTCGGGGTACTGGCTGATCACGAGATCGACCAGTGCCTCTCGGACCTGGTCGCCGAGGGCTTGCAGGACCTCGATCTTCGTGTTGTCGGCGAAGCCCGCGATGCGCCTCTCGGCGTCGTCGAGGATCTTCGAGGCGAGGTGCTCGGCGTAGGCGTTGGCGTTCACGAGACCCCCCGGCGGGTCACCGAGGCGACAAGCAGGGTGAAGGCGACCACGAAGATGAACCCGGCGACGACGAGCAGCTGCGTGCTCTCCCGGCCGGTGGCGGGCAGCGACCGGGCGACCCGTGAGGTGTCCAGCGGAGGCGTG